CAGGCACTTATTACTACTCCCTGATAGTTGACGTACTTCCTGATCGTGTTCATGAGTTTCCAACGCAGGGAGTTGTAAGGGCTCAAGATGGCGAAGAGGCCATGTTTCATGGGATGTATAACCGCCGTTGTGCTCATATTAGATACCGTAGAGAGGGTATCCAATGGAATTAAAAATTTACGCATGTTATTTAGTAATTCGAATTGTATTACGTATTTAACTAAAAAACATTATTTACGCAAGAGCTTTAAAATTTAAATACTTACGTAAGTCGTAGAAAAACCCAGGTATATTTACGTAATTATTTTAAAGGAAAAAGGTTTGCATACGTTATAAGTTTAAAGGAACTTTAACTTATAAACACACTATGGCGGTGTATACTAAGAAACAAGTTGAGCAGATGTTTCCTGATGCCGTTGATGTTGAACAGTATCCACTTGATACGAAACAATATGGTTTTAGATTTATGAAAGCGCGTGAGTTAGCTAAGTCAATAGGTGTGGAGTCACTTGTTTACGATTGGACAGCTAACGGAGATAATGTGGAATGCACATTGTACGATGTTATGGACTATATTAATCATACAAAACATGTGATGTATGAGGCGAATACTGATATACCGAAACATAAGGAGTTGTGGGATCGTCATGTACTACCGTTGATGAAACGCATTAGTAACTTTAAGGAAAAGATTTCGGATCTTGATATGAAGTTTAAGGATGCGAAAAGTCAAGTTGTGAAAGCTGTGGACGAAATTAATATAATCGCTGATTTGGTAGAAGGAGAAGAGGACGAAGCTTACCTTGCTGTGTTACAGTCGAATATAGTGGATTGGCGTGATAAAAAAGTGAATGCCCAAGCCGATCTTCATATGTGGTGTAGTTGGAGAGCTGAACAACGTGCATATCAAGCCTTGGTTATTAAAGAGGTGGAGCGATTTAGACAGCACGAACTTAAATTGTTTTGCTTTGTGGCTGACTTAAATGCTGACCCGACGATTGCGAAATATAGACAAAATGCTTACACATGGTACACGAGAGAAAAGGCCGAGCAGCCATGGCTGATAAGATATGCTGATTCAAGTAGAAATATAGATTTTCCGTAATTGATTAATTAACGAAATTTACGCTTCTAATTTTGTGACCTCGGGGTCTAGGCAGCATTATTACCCTAGACCCCCGAGGCCGAAGGCCGAGGAAAATTAGTAACGGCTAGTTTAGTAGCCGTTAACTTACACAGGTCTTTAGACCCCCTTTAATTCATTTCCATACGATTCATAATTACGTATGGATGAAGTTGACGATCGGAAGAGAGGATGGTGCTTCGTTATAAATAACTATACAGACGAAGATGAGTTTGGTGTGTATGAACTACAACACAATGAGCAAGTGAGGTATGTTGTGTGTGGCAATGAAGTGGGTGAATTGGGCACACCACACTTACAGGGTTATCTATACTTTGTTAATAAAAAGTCGATGGCACAGGTTAGTAGTTTGTTGCCTCGTGCCTCGTTACAACGACAGAGAGGGACTTGTGAAGAAGCCTCCGTGTATTGCAAGAAGGATGGAGATTTTTTTGAGCATGGAGTCTTGCCTGCTGATCAAGTCGATAATGGTCAGCGTGGTGGTGGTGCTGAGATACTACGGTGGGATACCGCTCGTCAAGCAGCTAAGGAAGGTAGATGGGACGATATACCGTCGGACATTTTCTTACGCCATTACAGTTCATTACGTCGCATTCGGAATGACTTTAGGGTTGTGCCGCCGATTCATGAAGGTGTATTGGAACATGAGTGGTGGTATGGTGAACCAGGCACAGGGAAAACGAGAACAGCTTTCGAGACTTATCCCGATGCTTACATCAAAGATCCTAAAGAGCGTTGGTGGGACAGCTACGACGGCCAGGAGGTAGTTATTGTCGACGACTTCGATAAGTACCAGAAGGCGTTAGGAGGAGACATGAAGCGATGGTTAGATAGATACCCGTTTCAAGCGCCGTTGAAAGGGTCTTATGCGACGATTAGACCACGTAAGATTATTATCACTAGTAACTATCATTACGATGATATTTGGGACGATGATATCACTCGTGCCGCGATAGCTAGAAGAGTTACTTTGCGACACTTTGCCATGCTTGCTTAATTAATTAATCGAATTCGATTGTAATCATAACATAATGAGTGACGCTACCAAAATAAAGGAAGCTGAGAAGTATGAAGTATCGCTTGATGAGACTTATGATGATTATCGGGCTAGATGGGTTGATGTGATATCTGAAGGTGTGAATCATCCTCGTTTGCTTGAGAGAGATGAGTGGACTGTCTTGTTGAAGGCGTTGAAGAAAAACTATGTGAATCACGTTATCAAACAAAAGTATCCGCATCTTACTACCCCAGCTCAGAATGTGAGGAAGGATCACTTAGGTAGAAGAATGGATAAAGAGATGGCTGCTTACGTTGATATTGCAAGAGATGAGTTTCCTGGTAGAGGATCTTCTGTTGGAACCTCAGCGATACCTTTCTCGCATACGGAGAATTTGAACAATTTGAATGCGAGATTTGAAGCTGTTAGAGATGACATGGATGTTGATGAAGAGGATAATTCGAGTCCCCGCGTTTCGAATACTTCAGAAAGTCATAATCCAAATATGCAGACACCATTGAAACGTGGGCGTGTTGATTTCGAAGACGATGTTGGTGCGACACCTACGCACACTCGTTTTGACGATGAGGGTAATCCAACTCCTAGTAAAGCAGGAAGGACTCGTGTCCCTATTGCACCTTATCCACAGGCGGCGAAGTTGACTCAGCAACAAATTGAAGCTGCCAGAGAATGGCGTCAGTCGTTGCCAGAGATGTTTCGAAAGGAAGTAGGTTGGCAAATTAGACAGGAGAGAGAGCATCCTATTGGGAAGTGGGGTAGAGCTTATTATCAGCGTGGTACAGATGAAAATTTGGCTCGGTACGGAAAGTACTGGGGTAAAGCTACTGCTGAGCAAAAAGCTAGAAGAGACAAAGATTTTTACGTAGGTCGTGGCGCTTATAATAACACTGGTTATTCTGCGGCAGGACGTGGGCGTTATTCAGTTCGCCAGTTTAGACATGATGCGAGGTCTTTGTTAGGTGGTCGTATTTTAGGAGCTGTTCAGAATCGTTTAGCTAATACGATATCTGGACAAGGAGCTTACGGAATGGATGACGACGGATCTGAGAATCAGCTTATCAATAAGTTAGGACCCTCCAGGTTGATGAGTACGTCTGAGAATGAAACAAATTCGATTAGGATCAAGCATATGGAATATATCGGCGATGTGACGCCTACAGCTGGTGGATTTCAAACACAGTACTTTTTAGCTATTAATCCTGGGTTAGCTGGTTCATTTCCGTGGTTGTCAAACTTGGCACAATTCTATGAGGAGTATAGATTGGTTCAGTGTATCTTCTTCTTCAAGTCAATGGTTACGGAAGGTAATTCTTCTGCTGGTGGAAATATTATCATGGCGACTCAATATAATCCTACCAATCCTGCTTTCCAGAGCAAGCAAGTTATGGAGAACTACGACTATGCTAATTCAGGCAAGGTAACGCAGGAAATGAGGCATGGTGTGGAGTGTGATCCATCGAAGAAAGGAGGTAGCGATATTGAATATGTTCGTGTCGGGGCCATCTCATCAAATCAGGATTTGAAAACGTACGATTTGGGTACTTTTCAATTGGCAACAAATGGCGCAATTGCCAATCAAAATTTAGGTGAGTTGTGGGTAGAGTATGAAGTAGAATTGTATACTCCTAAACAAGTAGTTCCTGCAGTTATTGTACCTGTTAATAAATATATTAGAGGGTCCATTACTCCTGGAACTAGTGGCACTTTGTTTAATCATATTAGTGGTGTGACAAAAAATGATGATTTTGTATTACCTACTGCCACTAGTATACAATGGCCGTTGGGCGTTACAAGTGGCGTTTATCGTTTATTGTTATTTTATAACACGGTTACTGTGGTAACTAGTTTTGACCCCACGACTCATCCGTTTAGTGTAGGTGTTACTAGTAAACCTAATGCTTTGTTTGGATATGTAGCTGATGTATTTGGATTGTCAAATCAAATTGGTGTGAATATGACTTGTTATTCAACTTGGGTTGTGAATACCTCACCTAGCGTGAGAGCTAGCTTATTTATTGGGGCGTTGTTGAATTCACTTGTTATAACTGATGGATATTTTTTTCTTGAACAAATTGCGGATGTGTAACTAATCGAAGATATTTTGTAGGAGAGCTTTGGGTACACTACGAAGTAGAGTTGATGAAAACTAAAATCTTGCAGCCAGGATTTACTTCTAAGCTAAATCAATGTTACGTACGAGGCACCCTTGGTGCTGGAAGTGCTGCAGGATTAAATATGTTTTCGACGTTTACGCAAACCGGTCTTAATGCACCTGCGCCGTTTATCTTCTCTGGTACTACTATAACATTTCCGACAGGAGTAAACAGCGGTTTGTACAAGTTGACGATTAGTTTTGTAACGACGACAATTGCGTCTGGTTACTCACCAGTTCCTGGAACTGGTACTATCGGAATTGCTTTGGATACGTCGATTCCAAACTACGATTTGTCAGCTACGAATGTTACTGGTGATACGTCAGCTTTGTTCGTTATTCGTTATGCAGTGAGTAACACTACTTCGTCACCTACTACTTTGAATTTGGCATCATTACTTACTGGTGGTGTGTGGAGTCAAGGAACAGTTACTTTGGAACAAACTTATAGTGCAACGTAATTATGTTTAATTAATTATTTATTCAAGAAATAAATGCAATAAGTTGCTGTGGGTAAAGAAAATGTTGAAGCATGATAATAAGAAGCCATATACTGCGTCTTCTAGTTTTGTTGTGCGTGCAATTGTCTCTACATTCTTATGGTCATTGTCATCGTGTACACTGTTTATGAATTGTAAAATAACTTCTTTAAAGTTTTCTTCTGCGTTTGGTATAGTTTCTAATGAGAATTCTTTAAGGATATTTGTAACTTTGTTATCTTCGAAAAGGTGTGTACGTAATTCAGTGACGTTATTCATTAAAGGAATAGTTGAATTGATGAGTTCATGGAAGTCATTAATTAATTTCTCTGGAAACTTCATGGACGAGTCGTTGTTGATGATAATGGTTACGCAAATAATGAACAATATGTTGATTCATAGTCAAAGGGGGTTAAGTGTTTTAGAAAACAACTTAATGTTGGGCTTGTGTAAGTTTCTAATAGGCTCGATGAGACTATTTGATGTAGTGATTGGTGATGAGGCGGTAGTCTTCGGTAAAGTGAAGAATTTGATCGAAGAATGCTTTAGCGCATATTGCTTGAACCAGTTGGATAACTATAATGCAGAGAGTATGGTAAGGGAAATGATGAGATGTCTTAGGTCGTCCGGTGTAGTTATTTATGAAGGTATCTAAAGGTAGTTACTTCGAATAAGTTCTTTTGGAAGGTGTCAGAATGTCATTAAATAATGAATCCCGAAGGAAATCAGATGGAAATCGCAAAGTTGGCAAGTCAATTATGCACTTTAGTGCTTACCCAGGAGCGCAGTCAGTTGTCTTCGTCAAAGAAGCTTCTGGACACGTCAGAATCTTTGCGACCGAAACGTCTTCGCGCGGAGATGGAAAGAATAAACGAAGATGCTTATACGAGAGTTACGTTCCCGCCGACACTGCAGAGGGAGACAAACTTACCGTGGAAGGTGAAACAATTGATGGACTCACGAATGTCACCATCGAATGGAGTTGTCATCCCCCCGTTACGGTACCTGTCTGCCAGAACACCGAAGAAGCCAAAGAAAGTTCTTTCCTGGCCGTCCCAGAAGTTAAATGTTGTGCCGAAGAAGCTGACCTTCCGCTCGAGGAAGAATGTAAAAATTTGCTAAATATATTGCCCGACTATAATTGTTATAATGTTGATGAATGGTTTGATTAAAATTATTAATTAAAAAATGTTTGCAAAAGTAATCTTTATGGGACGGTCCCCCCGAATACTGTTGAAAAGTTAGGTAGTATCGGAATATCATAATTTCAATAAAATTACTAAAATGGCACGTATCAGATCGGGTTTACAACAACGGCATTTTGCAGGGGAAGCAACTCCAAAGCCGATTCGTAGACGTAACCAGTCAGTGGCCTCTCATGAAAGGGCTCTCCAACGATGGGAATACCAGCGAACTCGTACAGGATTGACTCCTCAGTCCTTATTAACGGTGTCATTGTCTCAGTATGAGGCGAATTCTCCCTCCCGGTTTCTTAACCCTCAAGTCTTTGAAGATGATGATAGCGTTCTCTTCATGGGTGCTCACAATTTAGCTCAACTGCGTGAGGTTATTGTCGTTGATGATGATGAGCCTCAACCTGTTCAGCAACGGGAAGTTATTGTTGTTAGTGATGATGAAGAGGAAGAAGATGATGTTGAGTGGCTTCAGCCTGGAGGTGTGGACCTCATAGTGACGGTCCCAGTATTTAGCCCAATGTCAGACGTATCGATTGATGATTTTTCCCAGCATGATTTAGAGGATAGTCCACGTTGCAACTTGGATGCCTCGTTTGCTGCTGTAGATCAGCCTGTGAATTTGATGGAACGCTTCAGGGATCTAATTTCAGGGACCTTTAGATGGATATTGGAAGTGGATGCTACAGGCACTTATTACTACTCCCTGATAGTTGACGTACTTCCTGTTCGTGTTCATGAGTTTCCAACGCAGGGAGTTGTAAGGGCTCAAGAT